CTATCCTAACGCTTTGATTAAATTTTCAACTCTTTTAGGTGTTTGCCTAGCCCAAAGAGAGCTTTTTAAATTTACCTTTGCTTGAGCGTAATCCCCTATTTTGATGCACTCCAAAGTATTTACAAAGCCCATCATTTTATTTATGCCAAGCTGATAAGCCATTTCTACTATCGCATCTTGAACGTTTATAGGTTTATCTTCAAGCCACGGCAAAAGTCTATAAACGCTATTTTTTAGCTTGAAAAGCTTCAAATTTAGTATCTTTTGGGCTACTTCTTCGCTCATAGGCTCGATAAACCCACCATTTAGCTCTAGCTCATCATCTTCTAAAGCTGAGATTAAAAAGCCATAGCCGACAGTATCTTTGCCTAAGCTATCTTTATAAACCCTACTTCTAAAACCCTCATTTGCTTTTATGTTATCTTTTAAACTCATCTGTAGCTACCTCCATCATGCTTACTTCTAATCAAATTTACACTTTCTTTGCAGTGTAAGTGCATATCGCTAGTTTTTTCTTTGATATCTTTGATATCTTCACGCAAATCAGATAAAAATCTAGTTTGAAACTCAAGCTGTTGTTTTGATAGGTTTTGTAGCTCTTTGGTTTGCTCTTTAAGACCTTCAAGGGCTTTGATCATCTGTTTGTTGATGATTTGGTGGTTATAGACAAAATATATCAAAAATAGCACCAAAAACCCCACTATCCCAAGCTTTTCTACTTGCGTCGCAAATCCAGCCACGATACTTAAATCACTCATTTATTTTTTCCTTTATCACTTTTAATTTTTCTTGCATTTCGCTAGTATAGAGATACAAGTCCCATATCATCAAACTAGCCTCTTGCTCTGTTTTTGCCGTACGATTGAAGTCTATTACGGGTAATTCAGCAATCGCTGGAACAAAATCAATCTTTGGCGTTTGTACTGGCGTTGTTATCAGCGTTTCTTTGTGAGTGCAACCTTGCAAAAACAGCGTTAACAGCGTCAATGCAGGTGCTATTTTGGTCATGGATAATACGCTCTTTAACGGTCGTGACATACCTTATCTCCTTTTCTTTTTTTTGGCTCAAATCTGCTAGAGTTTCAAGCCCTTTGACATAATCCTTTTGGATTTGCTCCATTGTTACCTTGTAGGCCTCATTTGCTTGTATTGTTTTTTGTAAGCTAGTGCTAAGCTCCACATTTTCACGCTCAAGCTGATTGATTGTTGCTTGAAAATACACGCCAAAACTAGCGATCAGACAAGCTAAAATTATATAAATGTAATTCATTCACCTAAACTCTTTTCGCAGTGATTACGCTCTAAGCGTTTTAAAAAACAACATAAACGCTTATCAAACCACGTGCCACGCCCAGCTTTGATACGTCTTCCAATATGACTTGATACAGTTTCATCTTGGGAACCATTCCAAAAAATTACGTTAGCCATTTGGTCAAGTATTAAAAGAAATCTAAAAAATCTAGTCCTTTTAGCCATATCATTTTCGAACTTAGCGTATAACTCTTCTTTATTCATTTTTATCCTTTAATTTTCGAAATTTATAGTCGTGTACCAACCAGTATTATTTAGCTCGTGAATTACGCTTGTGACGCTATAAACACCGTTTTCATCTATCCCACCACTTAAGATTAGTCTACTTCCAGCAAATACAGCTCTTCCAGCAATTTTAAGGCTACCAGTCTTTACTCCAGCATTGCTTTTGGCTAGTTGGGCTTTAGCGATTTGCTCAGCTTGGGCTGGGTCTTTGATAGACGCACGGTGGCGTAGTACTGGAGTTCCGCTACCTACGGTAACTTCTTTAATCTCATTACTCTTTGTATCTTGCCACAAAACTACACAGCTCTTATATCCAGTTTTGGCACTAAATTTAACCCAAATACTGATGCAATCTTGCACATCCACGCTCACACTTGGCAGAGTGGATTTCTTTTGTGATTTTTCATCTTGTTTTTTGCGAAATATCAAGGTATCGTTTTTGATGTTGAAAATAGCGTTGTATTCTTTGGCTAAATCATTTAAAAAAGCCATATCACTTTGAGCATTTTGAGCCTTTGAGCTTATAAAAACATCTTCATAATCGCAGTTAAGGTTCAATTCATTGCTTTTAGCTATTTGTGAGCATATCTCTTTGATACTTTGCTTTTCATACGTGACATCTTTTCTTTCTTTGATTTTTTGGCTGAAATTTACTCCAGTAGCGTGAATGCCTAAGCCATAATTGTCTTTGCGTGTTGTAGTCTCGACGTTAAAACTACCCATGTAAGTAAAAATGCCATCATACCCAAGATACACTTTAAGTTTTGAGCCTAAGCTTGGGCGTTTGACTTTACCTGTTAGCTCTAAACTTAGCTCATCGGCTTCGTTTTTTTCTTTGTCATTTAGGCTTAATGAGATTAGATTTTTGCTTATAGCCTCTGTAATATCTTTGCCGCCGACTTCTATTTTAAAGCTTGGAGCTTTTACCATAGAGTTATGACCTCGCTATTTTGTTTTTTTATCTCTAAAACAGGCAAATTTATCTCATCACCAGCTTTTAAAACTGAGCTTAGGCTAAGCTTAGCGTTTAGCTCTAGCACGTTTTCTAAGACTTCAAGCGTTCCATAATGAGCTAAGACTATGCTATCAAGTCTCTCATCTTCTTTGCATTTATAGACCATCTCCATTTACTCCTAAGCTGATATCAAAACTCTGTCTCAAAAACATTCCATCACTTAAAAACGCACTTCTATCAAGCTTTAAACTTAAAACCACTACGCTATAAACTTCACCGCTGCCAAGTGCTAGAGTAAGGGCTTGTTTTTTACTAGCGAGTTCCTCAAAAGCTTTTAGCTCATTTATAGAACGCAAAATCAAAACCCCACTTAAGTTTAGTGTTGTTTCATATTTGCCGATAGATTGCAAGTCGTTAAAATTACCAATTCGTTCTATTTGGTTAAATTTATACTCTATTTTTTTATTAAGTCTATCAAAACCATTTTTGTGTATTTCAAAAGTGAAGTTTCCGATCTGAGCTAACATTTTTTACCTTTTACCTCGGACTTGAGGTGTAGCCATCAGTGTCGCTGTGGCTATGACCTGTTAAGTCGCCCCTACTATCGCTGATATTTCCACCCACGACCAAATCACCACTTAAGCTTAGCGTTCCATTCATCTCGATGCTTCCAGCGCCTCCACCAGCTCCACTAGTGCTAATACTCCCTTGTATGGTCGTATTGCCTTTGATGGTTACGTTTGGGCTTGTTATGTTCGTGTCAGTGGCCGTAATATTTGCAGACTTACAAGTGATATTTATATCGTTTTGAATGGCTAAATTTAGCGTTTTTGGGTTTAATATTTCTAGCGTAGAGCTTGAGCTGTCATAACTGATAATAGTTCCATCTTCGTACTGACTTATCTCTTTTGTGTCGCTTGAGCTAGCTGGTTCATTTGCGCCATTAAAAAATATAGAGCCTACTATAACCCCACTACTAGCATCGCCAAAAGGCGAAAATACAAGCACTTGCTCTCCTACTCTAACAGGACAAAAATGCCTTTTAAAGCTATTTGCAAAGCCAAGCACTGGATAAAAGTCGCTTTGTCTATCGCCTATCTTTACCTTAGCAAGTGCTTTACCTTCGCTCGTTTTAGTTGCGGTAACTGTTGCGATGGTAATTAGATTGTTTATAAGCTCTCTCATCTATTATCTCCCTATTTTTATGAACTTTTAGCGCTTAGCAAAGCTAAGCTAAAGTTCGCAAACACTAAAGCCCCACGATGTGGGGTACCCCGTAAGACGGGGACTTTAGCAAAGCATGAAGTGGAGGACTTGTTCTCCACTGCTTTATACATAAGTGCAAATTTGTATTTTTATCATTTATTGCTCCCACCTTTTAGTATGATAAATCACGCTAAATTCCATCTTTGCTAAGATATAAAAGCTCTCTTTTTGTTCTGCTACAAACTCACTTGAAGAGTGCAAACACTCCAAATTTGAGCTTTGTTCATACTCACCAAACGCTCTTAAAACATCACTACACATCTGCCGAATATCCCAGCTAGCATTAAGCCCTTTAGCGATGATGTCTATTTGGATATTTAGGCTGTGCTGTGATGTAGTGTTGCTATGCGTAAGATTATCGCTCACATCACGGAGTATTAGAGCAGGTAACTCATCGCTTAAGCTATCTTTCCATACGCTCACATTTGAGCCAATATCACTATAATATCCGTTTTTAATGCTTATTTCTTGCATTTTTTTGCTTAAATCATCGATGATTTTTTGACGTTTTAAAAGTTGTTTCATTTTTTACAACTCTTCACAAAAGACAATAGTAGTATCGTCTTTTTTTATTTCTATTTGGAGCGGAGCAAAGCTTCTTGTTCCATAAATGATAAATGATTTCGTGCTAATGTCTCTTGCTTTGGTAGTAGCAAAGCAAAAAGCTGGGATATTTGCATTAGTATGGCTTGTATTTATATCACTATCATAAAGCATATCTGAGCTTTCATCAAAGCTTATAAACTCTATTTCTTCATATAAATCGCCTTTTTTATGACCAACCACACCACCAAAATGCGAACAACTATCCAAATCAGCCTTTAGCATTTCATCAAATTTACTCATATTCTACGCCACTTATTAGCTCTATTAGATCGGCTTTAGTCATTTTAGGCTCTGTTTTTAGCCCTTGTCTTTTTGCTTCGTCTATTAGCTTTGCCCTGCTCATCTCTTCAAGTGGTAAAAGAGCATCATCTTGCATCTCTTCGTAGATTTTAGCTTTGCCTAAAGCTATTAATAGTTTTGCTACGCTATCCTTGGTCTCATAAGTCTGACTGGCATAGACAGGGCTCCCCTCTATGACAGTATCTCTTAAAATAACTATCTTCATGCAGTTACCTTAGCATCTTTGATCACTGCAAAACTCTCAGCTCTTCTTATAGCTATATCAGCAAACTGATCAGCTACGATTTGGATTTTACCAGTTTTTGATAGAGTGTAAGGGTCTACTATTAGATCTATTCCACCCCAAAGACCGATGATAAGATCTGAAAAATTGCCAAAGATTAGGGCTGATAGATTTGAGCCTGTACCTTTTGATAAATTTGCTGGGATTTGATTTGAAACTACATAGTTATACCCGTTTAGATCCATTCCTTCTAAAATCATTTTAGGATTGCCACTAGCTATTGGAGTTTTTTTCAAAAATCCTTTAGTTCTAGCGTTCATAAGATAAGCAAGTTTTCCAAAATCAGCGTTGCTAACTGCTATTTCAGTTTCTAGATCTACTATATGGGAATTACTCAAAGCTCCACCATTTGTAGCTACTGAGACAAGTCCGATACCAGTTTCATTAAGTATTTTTGTAACTGCTTCTAGGTCTATTTTAAGTCCTATTTGAGTAAGCAAGTCATTTCTGATTAAATTTTCTATAGCAACACTGCTTTGATGAAGTAGTTGTTTAGAGTATGCTCCACTACCACCATATCTGCTAGGGCTCATTGTAATCTCACCTAAAGTAAGGTCGCTATCGGTTGTGCTTTGAACCTCGGTAAGCTTTGCTACACTCATTGAGCCAGTTTGTTTAGGGAAGCTTATATTGCCTACTAAGCCCGGCAAAATCTCAGCTAAGCCCATTACTGCTGATTTGTTACGTAAAATCTCTATAAGATTACCAAGGCGATTATCTATAGTCACGCCGTTTGTGCTTGTAGCTGTTAAATCTCTTTTAAACACGTCAAAAGGAACTAAAACGCCTTGAGCAGTGATACCACTTTGTTTCTCAGCTGCGCGGCTAAGCTCAAACTCATACCCTGCGTCATCTTGAGCTTTTCTATCTTGAGGGTTTGCTAAAGCTCTAAGCACTTTTGAAAGGTCATAAGCCCTTACCTCTTTTTTATTCATGCCAAGTTCCATACTTTTCATTTGGTTAATTGGTTTTTGACGTTTTGAGATTTCATCAAGAACTAAAGCTCTAAACTCATTTACGCTAGAGCCCTCATCGACTGCTTTACTAGCAAGCTCATCAAAGCCGTGAGCTTTAGCAATAGCGTTAATCTCTTTAACTCTGCTTCTTTCTTCTTTGACTAAGTCGTTTTGATTAATTTTTTCTTCCATTTTTTCTTCCTTTGATTGATTTCTTTGTAAATTTGTTAGTAGGTCACTTCTGCCTACGCCTACGCTATTGTCTGCTGGTATGCTTACGATACTTATCTCATAAGGCGTCCAAGCCGTTACTTCATAAGTATCTATCTCGCGTTTATCCCTTAGCTCCATACTATCAACCATATAGCCAACACTTACATTTTTTAAGATACCATCCTTGACATCTTCCCATACCTCTAAAGCTTTTTTAGAATTACCAAATCTTACGCTAGCTTTGCCTCTGCCTTCTTCTATCCTTGCATTTTCAACTACTCCTATCACGTCATCTACATCGTGGTTAAAAAGTAGTGGCGCTGAGTTATTTAACCTATCTAAATTTACTGATTTAGCATCATGGCTTAAAATTTCATAGCCAAAATATCTCTCATAAGGAGCGGTTGAGCTAAAAGATAGTTCAATGCTTTTATTTTCTTTATTTATCTCATTTACTCTAAACTCTCTAAAACTGAGTTTTTCATTCTTCATTGTTTGTCTCCTGAATGCTTGGTTTTATTGTGCTAGTTGCTAAATTTATATTATAAATTTTCTTTAGCTCGTTTTCTTTATCTATTTGAGCGTAAAGCTCTTCAAGATCCATACCCATTTCTGATGCTACTTTTGAATAAGTTTTTAGCCCATTTTGAATAGCTAAGATATTTGCTTGCATATCCTTAAGAGGATCTACCCAAGCAAAAGAACGTGGAAGCCAAGATGGAGCGTTAAATTTATCTTTTTTTGAATATGGTAAATTTATAGCCCCTTTTAGCAGTGCCATATCTAGCCAGTTACTAAATATATCATCTAAAAGATGCTCACAAATCCAAGTTTGCAAGCCAGTCCAAACCTCACGCTCTTCAAGCACTCCAGCTCTAAGTGAGCTGTAATTTACACTCTCAAGGTCATTTGTTAATGAATTATAGCTTACATCAAGCCCAGCGCTAATGCCACGCAATACTACTTTCATAAAATCTTTAAAATTGCTTGTTGGGTGTTGTGGGTCATAGCTTTTAAAGTCGATGCCGTGAGGTAAAAGCGTGTATTGACCTGGCGTGACTTCATCGATTAAAGCCCCCTGCTCTTCATAATCTCCCGTGTATTCATCTCCATTAGCACTTTGTATAAAAAACCCACCCTTTGAAGCTGCTATCCTTGAGGCTGTTAACTCAGCCTCTTCATATCCGTTTATCATTTTTAGGCGCGTCATAGCTGTATGCATCCAAGGAATACCTCTTGTTGCAGATATACGGTAAGGTATGAAAAGATGAAGTATCTCATCAGCTTTTATACGCTCCCTTTTGGTATCAACTGACCTTATACCTTGATCGCCTGGATGTGTTTTTAAGATATGATAGGCTATGGCCTTGCCCCACTGATCAAACTCGACGCCCATTATGATATTTTTATCATAATCAGTATATGTCTCATCTAAGTGATCAGCTTCTAAAAGCTGGATAGCAAAGCCCCATTTATTTGGATAACCTCTTACTTTACGCACAAGCACTTCGCCATCACTTGCTATCGCAGCTATTATCTCTTTTTGAATATCGATAAAAGAGTATCTAGCGCTCACATCACAATTGCCTACCTTACTCCACTGCAAAAACGCCTCTTCAATTAAGTCATTTGCTTTATTGTCAAGGTCTCCGTTTAAATCCTTTGCCTTATTTTGAAGCCTTATGCCATGATTGCCTATCACGTTGCTTTTAATAAGCCTTTTAAACTTTTTAGCATAATCATCATTTTGCATTAGATCACGGCTTCGATTTCTCAGAGTTCTTAAGTCATTTTTTATCTCAGAGTTCGCGCTTGTTTGGCTAAGCATCCATGAACTATAAAGATTACCTATACTAGCACCATGAAACGCCCTTTTTAGCGGCTGAATTTGTGTAGTTTTGGATTTCTTTTTTTTGTTTTTCATTATGCGAACCTTGTAAATATCTTACGCGGTTTAGTCTTTGCCTCAAGCGAGCTTAGCTCTTTTTTAGAATAATCAAGCAACGCTAAAAGCTCAGTTATAGAATATTTAGTAATACTTCTTCCGTTTATTTGATAGCTTTGAACGTCATTATCTATCTTGCCATTTAGACAGTTATTGATGTTTTGTATTCTTAGCTTTAAATTTTGTTTTTGTTCTTCTAACTCTTCCACATTGACCCTTGATTTTTTACAATTTTGCCAAAATAAAATATTTAAAACTATATAGCAAATTAAATTTACTCACTTTGTTAAAAATAATCATCGCTAAGGCTAACATCATTTTTCATAGCTGTAGCTATAGCCTCGCTCACATCTACATTGCTTGTTGGGTTATTGACCGTAACTGTTATATGATTTTTTTGCTCCACGGTTTTATTTGCCTTAGTGTTAAGCTCTGGAACGGTCGTATTTGCAATATTTTTAATCTCATTATCACCAAAGCCAAAAAAGCTTTTTGTTCCATTCCACGCATCACCAAGCCATGCAAATTTATCTTTAAGCCCATTAAAAAAATCGCTAAACCACGCCTTAAGCGGCTCCCAATTTGAGATGATGAGTGAGGCCCCAAGTGCTATAGCTGATACTGCTAAGCCTATTGGATTAAATAAAAAAGCTCTACCAACCACGCTTATAATCACTCCCAAAGCCTTAAAAGCACCTATAACCATCCCAAGCCCACTTACGATAGTAGGAAACAACGCCATAAATCCACCAATAGCCACGCCTAAAGTTCCTACTACACTCAATGCTACACCTAAGACTGCGACACCATTGCCTAACCACTTAGCAAGTGTTTTATTCTCATCTATCCACGCACTAGCTTTAGCAACCACAGAACCTATTATTTCACTTAGGCTTAAAGCTAACGGTGCAAATGTCCGCCCTATAAGTGTGCTTAGATTGCCTATTTGTTGGCTTAAAAGCTCAAACTCTCGACCTTGGTTCATAGCTTTAGCCATTTTCTCAGTTGTGCTAGTGCCACCTTGCAAAGCCTTATCCATATCTTTAATAGTATTATTTAGCGTTCCAGTCTCACTATAAAGCTGTTTAATAAGTCCTACTGCTTCATCACTACCAAAAGCTTTTTTAAGCTCATCAGCTTCTATGGCATCGAGCGTCTCGCCGTATTTGCTTTTTATCTCACGCAGTATCTCAGGCATTGAGAGCATTTTGTTATTTGTATCTGTAAAACTTAGCCCTAGTTTATCACTAGCCCCTACGACGCCATTTAAAAAAGCCCTATATTTTGTCGCTGCTTCAGAGCCACTCATTGTTTTTTGAAGTGTGCCAAGTATACTTAATTGTTCTGAGAAGCTTATCCCTGCACTTGTTGCATTACTACCTAAATTTGATAAGGCTGCAGCCATATTTGAGCCATCGGTCTTAAAGGCTTGAACTGCCGAGCTGATACCACCGCTAAAATACTCACCAAATTTAATATCCTTTTCTTCCTGACTTAGCTTGTCATATCCAGCTATAGTGTCTTTAGCAAATCCATCAAACTGCTTACGGTAAATTCCATAACCAGTAGCAAAAAGACTTGTCATCTGAGCCGTTGAGCTTTTAGTAGCAGCTCCAGTCATTGCTGCTATTTTGGTAAATGCTCCAACTGCAGTGTCACTTAGTGAGCTTATGCCTGATTTGATATCATAACTCGCTGCTACAAACTCAGGCGCAGTTGTTCCTGCAAACTGACTACTAAACTCACGGGCTGATTTTGTGATGGCATCTATGCCTTGAGCGCTTATCCCAAGTGAGCTAATCTGTCCTTGGGCTTTTGATAAATCTTGAAAAGCGTTTAATGAGCCTTTTAGCCCAGTAGTTATAGCAGTGCCGATACCTAGCATTAAAGTACTTGCTTTAGTGACACTTGAACCTAATGCTTTTATCTTAGTTTCTAGTTTGCCAATGTCTGTTTTTGCCTTGTTAAAAGTGCTTGAAAACTGGTCACTAGCACTGATAATCATACCTAAAGCTAACATTTTTTCCATTTGTTCCCTTTATTATGCTATAATCCAAGTTATGAATAAACTTTTAAATTTAGCCGCATCAATATCTATCCTTGTTATAGGCTTTTTTGTTTTGCTTTTTATAGCTATTGCCACTGCTGTTTTGCTTAGCTTTTTTACTAGTGATGTTATAGCTTTTAGTGGGTTTTTGGCTGTTCTTGTAGCAGGAATTATCTTTTTTGCTCTGAGCTACTACAAATCTCACAAAAAACTAAAAAATCACTAATATACATTTCTAACTGATCGCAATAGCTAAAGTGTAAATTTGCACCAAGCGCGGCTATCGCCTTTAAGCATTGCGACCATTCCACTATAAAAAATCTTGTAAGCCTTTTTGGAGCTTAGCGTACTCTTTCATATTGAGCTCATCAAGTTCATCACTGCTTAATCCTGTCAAATTTGAGATTAGACTTAGTTCTTTATCGGCTGGATTATTGATCTGCGATACTATTCTCATATCTCTTACTTTTGGCTCACGCATTTCTATATTTTTACCATTTATTTTTATTTGCATTTTTCTATCCTATGTGTGTTCTTAAAGCTTGTAAGTAGTCTACCCCACCTATCTTTGCTATCATATTTTTAGTATCGAACATACAAAGCTCACTCCCACCATACTCAAAACTAAAAAAGGTCGCCGTACCTTTTAGCGTAGTTTGGGCTTTTTCTATAGCTATACTTGGTTTTGACTGAATAGTGGCTACTATGCCAGTTTTAATACCATCTTGGATAGTTGAGCCTTTTATTGTTAGAGTAATGCCTTTGCCATTATTTAAGCCGTTTGCTACGCTTTGAAATATGACTTTATTTATCTCTTTGATAATTACTTCAAACTCAAGCTTTTTAAATACGCCTGTTGAATAACTTTGCTCAAATCCCCCGCTTTTTACGCTCTCTTCAAGCTCTTCTATAGCTGGGAATTTAATCCCATCAGCTTCAACGGTGCCAATAAACCCAAGCCCATCTATAAACACACTCACATCCACTAAACTCTCTGGTAATTTAAACTGCATTATTCATCTCCATTTATATAATTTATCAAGGCATCGCTCCAGTCATCACTGTAAACAAGCTCAATATTTAGCTCTCTGATACTTGGCATATCTTGAATTTTGATTGTTAGGTAAAATTTACCGGCCGTGACTGTGGCTTTTGTGTTTTTTTCGTTGTCAAAAAAGACATCAAAGCCTATTATCACGCCATTGCCTTTTAACTCATTCATAAACTCCACGATAGACTTCTTAACCCATATAAGCTGATCGGCTTCTCTATCTCTAGCATATTTATTTGCCTCTAAAATCGCCGCTAAAAGTCTATGAAATGTCCTAACCCTATCTAAACTTTGCCATATTGGGTCAATGTCAGTGGTTTCAAAGCCATATGTTCTCCAGCCAACATCTTTTAGTATCATAGCTACGCCACTTTGTCTTAAGCGCCTTGCTTCGCAGTCACTGCCATCAAGGTACTCAACCACTCTCTCACACCCAGCTACGCCACTAACCACTCTATTTGAGTGATTTTGCGCCCAACCATATGTGCTATTTGCATCATAATACGCTATAACTCCAGCCATTAAAGGACTAAAAGGAATGAGCATTCCATCAGCCCTGTATCTGCCATGACCTACAAGCATATATTTTGAGCTGATATTGCCTACAAAAGCTTTTACTCCAGCCTCATCATCGCTAAAATTATCACTGATACCAGTAGCAAAAAGAGCTTTAGCCACACTTTCAAGTTTGGCAGCTACCTCGGTATCGCTACTATACTCAGGTGCGATTATGATGCCATTTGCCAAATTTATGCCTGTTAGTGGATCTGATTTTTTAAGCTCACTTATTCCAGCTAGTATGTCAGTTTTGACTGTATCATCTTCTTCATTATAGGCTACTATCACTACTACCAAAGGACAATTCACACTTTGTAAGCTTATGCCAGTTACTGTGCTTTTAAAAGTACCTTTTGTAATGTTATTTGTCTTGATAAAGCTTAAGGCTTCATCTGCGTTGTTAAACTTTTTCATCCCTAGCTCAGATATATCAGCGCTTACTACCATACCCACTGGCGTGCTTGAACTTATGGTTATTGGTCTAGCCGCCGCTATGCTAAAACTGCCATTAATACCGTAATTTAAATCCATTTATTCTCCTTTTTTTTGTACTTTTAACGCTTAGCAAAGCAAAGCTAAAGAACCAAATACTAAAGTCCCTACAAGTAGGGTAACCCACCTATTTTTTTACGTAACTGGCAAACAAGATATATATTTTTGCTCTATCTCGTTTTGTATATCTTCTTGTGTTCTGCTTAAATTCACCTCACAAAGCGTGTTCCAAGCTAGTATAGTTTTGTTAAAAAGCTCGCTACTTCCTCTGCTAACCACTATTGCTTTTGAGTATCTACCACTCACACCAGGTAAAAAAGTCATCTTCGTAATTCTCTCACCTTCTTTGATGTACTCAATGGTAAAAGTCAGAGTGACTGGGCTAGTCGAACCTAGCAGGTAATGAGAAGCAGTAGAATACTCTTCATTTGCCAAATATAGACAATGCCATACTTTGTAGTTTGAATCGTAATAATTTGTCGTTTGCATTTTCAAAGTAGCAATGACCTCTTCATCTCTAACAAGGTCAAAGACTGCTATGTAGTATTTGCCTTGCTCATCAATCTTTGAAGTAACCACATTTTTGAATAATGTGAAGTTTTTGTCGTAAAATTTCACATCCGCAAGTGCTGAGCCATAACTTCCTCCAATAGTCAGTAGCATTGAAAATGTATCGCCCACGCTAAGTAGTGGAATAACCGTAAAGTTCTTTTTCCACGCCTCGAAATCAAAGCTAATCAAGTTATTTGTGAGGGCTGATTTGTAAAATATATCCACTACTCTTCTATCATCTATGCCACCACCATTTAGGTTTAAATTTGCTAAGTCAGTTTGGAGCTTTGCTAAATCAGTCTTGTTTTTAGTGATTAATAAATTTAGCTCATCTTTGAGAGTATTTACTTTGGCTGACACTTCAGATTCACTAAGCCCACCTAAATCTAATTTATCAAGCTGGGCAATAATAGCTCTTTTTAAGCTATCTTCATCAACACCGCCAATTTGCTCAAAAATCGGCTCAAGATTGATTATAACTTTTGCGTTTAAGTCTGTTGAAGCTTTATTCATCATAATTAAAATATTGGCTTCATCATCACTTAGCGTAGGTGTATCTCCAGCTAAAAAGCCTACGCCATTGCTAATACAAGGGCGTAAAATTTTAACTTTTACCATTTTTATCTCCTTTTAACGTATGAGCGAAGCCCACACTAAAGGAGCAAATACTAAAGTGCGTTGCTACCGCAACCATTTTGTTATTTACCATACTATTGCCTTAGCTTCATCTATATTTGAAGCGTTGCTTAGCTCTACTTCTAAAGCCCATTTCTTGGCATATATCTCATTACCTTTTATGATAATAGCTATCTCAAGAGCTTTTAGCTGGGCTAAATTTATCTTCGTGTAGCTATTATCGTATAGCCTAAAATCTATATCAGGCTGATTTGTAGCTTCTAGTATTTTTATCAAACTTGAGACGTTGGCTAAGTGTTGTCTTCCACAATCTACCACGCCTACATTTTCTACATTTAATCCACCAGGTAGATTTTCCAAAGTAGCCTCAAATGCTAGGCTTATCTCACGAGTTTTTAGCGATTTTGCGATATCTAGCGAGATGTCTGCTAAAGCGTGAGTTAGCTTATACTCATTGGTCTTTTCTTCGCCACTGCTTACAACTTCTTTATAAGGGTCAGTGATGATTGGGTAGTCATCTTCAATGACTTTTTTATATCCATAGCTTTTAAGCTTTGAGCTTGAGAGACTAGAAATGTAAAAAGTCCCCTCAGAGTTCGCGATGTATTCAAGCTCCACTATTTGCTTTGATTTGATGTCATATAGTTTCATTTATTGTTCCTATTTTTATGTTCTTTTAGCGTGTGAGCTAAGCCCACACTAAAGAACCAAACACTAAAGCCCGTCGCTAATGCGACATATTTACCAAAAACCTTTTTTAAAATAAACTTATCGTCCAGCTAGTAGTATGACCCCCATAGTAGTCATACCAAGCATAAAGACTAAGTGTTCCTTTCTTCAGGTCTACCGTATAACCACATGCACTATAAGTAGGATTTGTAACTGGATTTAGCACCACTTTTGCAGAGTTTGCCACGTAAGTTTGCGTCCAGTCACCAAGATAGTACCCACCAGGGCTAAGACGTTGCTGGAACTCACACTCATAATCATAAGTCCCAGCTATGCGTTTCATATTGAAAATATGAACTCCACCAGTACCTCTATATTTATCATACCAAGCAGCACAATAATCTATACGGTTAATTACATCTTCTTTTGGGAGTTTGATATCTTCACCAGCCATAAGCATATAAGTCATGATAAATACTCCAAAAAGGAATTTAGGAATTCTTGCCATACCCCCCCCCGTAAATCTTTGTTTCATTTTATTTATTCCTTTTTTAAATTTATGCTATATATAATCTAAAATTAAGTTGCGGACTATCATAGTAATTGTCTAGCCAAAGTCTATGCATTACTTCACCTTGCTTTAACAAAATCTCTTCACCCGATCCATCAAATTTGATATATACTTTTTGTTTGCCATAATTACAGATCTTAAACTCATAATATTGTGTTCGACCTGATAGTGGACCATTGCCACCGTTATACCCACTTAGTCTATCATCTGTTCTAGCATAGCTTCCGCTATTGATCGCTCTTGTATGATACGCGGTATAAAAGCTAATGTCAGTGCTATATTTCTCATTGAATTTAACTATTTTATTTTTATTTCCTACTGGATCACGAGACCATCCATAAACTGGAAATACTGGATCGTTGATATAATCTTCCTTACTCATTCCATTACTGCCTAAAAGCATGTGCCTCATCACACACGTCCCATTTTGATGACGTCTTCGCTTTGTACGAAGTAGGCAAATGTTTCAGTCGCATTTAGTCCAGTTGGCACTATGCGAAAGCTTATATTTGAGCTAAAGCCACTGATATTTGTAGCACCACTTACTATTAGCACGCCACTTTGACCAACGCTTGGGTTTGTGAGTGTCAGCATACCAGAGCTTGAAAGAGATACTGTGAAGTTATCCCCTTGACTTAAATCTACTATATTTCCAGTTACAGATGTTACCTTGCTAGGATTTGCGCTGTTTCTTTGATGATACTCATTGCCATGAAGTCCGTCAAGCTTGTCGCTATCGGTTGCGACTTCAGTTTTTAGAAGATAGTTACCAGCTATCTCGAGCTTAAGGGCGTCATCAAGTGTTTTAGCTACGCCCTTGTCTTCTTTTTTCTTGATTAGGCTCTCAGCCCAACTTCTAGTGGCTAGTACTACGCTATTATCTACTTTGATATTGATAGTGCTAGCATTTTCTACGGCTAAATAAAAGCGAATACTCATATCTTTTGCCGCACCTTCATTTAGAAGTGGTTTTATGGTACTTGGTACTTGAGCTACTGCAAACATGACGCCATTTTCATCAAACACCGCTACTTGATTTATCGCAAATCCGCCTACATTAGCCGTTATAGCTCCTTCAACAATTAAGACATTTGGGTCATCGGTTTGTGGATATATAGCGTTTATGTTAAATGTATGTTTCTCATTTGGTAAAACCTCCCACGACGCACTAAGCGGCTCAGTGCTATCTCCTACACTCATTGTAGTTAAATTTATGCTTGTATGGTTTGCTAACGCACTTATAAGAGCGTTTTTTCCAGCATTTGTAACCAAACTATAGTACTTACTCATTTATATCCTTTAATTATCTATATTTTTTAAATCAAGATTAATATTTATAATCTCACTAAACCCAAAAACAACTCCAAAACTATAAAAGGAGTTCATTTGTAATTGTGGCGTTTGGTATGGATAGATTTCCAAGCTCTCTCCACTTATCATAGTACTACCAACATTCATAAAAGCCTTAAAAGTAGATAAATTTATAGTTATACTTTCTAAAACGCTACGAACGTTTTTATAAATCTCAACTTTAGCTTCTAACTCTTTTATCTGCTCTAATGTAATTGACTTCAATCCACTTTGCACTTCAAGCTTAAAATGATATGGCTTACCACCATAACTAAACCATTCTTGCACATTTGCATCAAGCCCCAAAATTTCAAAAACACGCTCCAAAACAAAGACTGTGCCTTTAGTCTTATGTAGTAAAAACGAGTTACTTATAAGGTCTCTTTTTTCTTTAGTACTTAACTTATCACTCCAAAAATCCACACCATAAGCAAAGGCAAGATATGGTAAAAATTTAGCGTCGCATGTTTGAGGATTGGCTAAATTTGAGATTATTTTTATATCAGCATTTAACCTGTCTTGCAGACCTTTAGCTATAGTGTCAATAGCGTGTAATTTGGTAGGCTCAAATGATGGAATAAGTGATGTTGATCTCATTTGCTAAACCTATTTGACTATCTTCTATGACTACGCTTGAGCTTGGGCTTGTGATGATAACTTCTTTTACGCCATCTACTTTTAAAAAATTATTTATCTCTGAAAGAGTTATATCTTCGCCTATTTTTTTGATACTTTCTAGACCTAGATTTAGGCTTTGTTTTGCATTTTGCCAAATTAAGCTTGTTTCTTGATCTGGGTAAATTTTAAGTTCCGCATTTATATCAAAATTTACTTTGCTGGCTTCATTTATTTTAACTAAGTCTGTCAGTGGTCTTACAGCTTTAGCATTAAGACTTTTTGTGATACGCTCAAGCATCAGCTCATCAGCACTACTTGAATAATAATAGACTTGGACCACTCCAGCCCCGCCATTTACAACTTTAATATCTTCTATTCTCTCATCTGCTTTTAGTGTATAACTTTTATAGCTCTCAATGCTCCCAGCTGCGCTAGTATCTGCTAAACTTATAAGTATGCGCTTTCTTAAGCTCTCATCGCTCTCATCAAAACTCCCACCCATAAATTCAGATAATTCTTTAGCCTCTATAAGATAAGGTAGAGATGTAGTAATGAGCGTAGTTTTTACACTACTTTTATTGATATTTGTTTGGAGTTCAACCGTCCCATTTGCTTTAGTCGTAGTAGCTTTGATAGTGACATCGCTAAGCAAAATCCCACTATAAACACCAGTTTTATCAACCAGCCTTAAGCCTTTTGGTATTGCAATATCAACACTTAAGGCTTTTGAAATACTAAACTCATAACTAGCATAAGGCTTAGAGCCTTTGAGCCTTTCTAGCCCATACATCACAGCATAATGATCTAAATCAACCCCGGTACAAGTAGATAAGAAAAAAGATAGTGCTTTATGATTAAAATATGCTCTTAAATTTAGCTCTCTATAACTCAAAGCTTCAAGCATAATCATCACTTCATCACTCTCAAAAGGTGTATAATCAGGCACTAAGCTTTTAAACTCTTCTAGGTTATTTTGCAAAATAGTTTCATACTCAAGTTCATTTAGGACTTGTAATTTTCCTAGTGAATTAATATTAATCATTGCCAACCTCAATTATTTCGCCATTGCTAAGTGTGATAAGTAAAAAAATACGCTCATGCCAAATTTTAAAATCAACTTTAAGCACTCTTACCCTTGGTTCATTTTTACTAATAGCTTCATATGTATATCTTGCTGCTTTTAGTCTAAATGCATCATCATACTTTGCATCTCTTAATTCATAAAGCTTTGAGCCGTACTCTGGTCTCATCACTCTAGAGCCAAGTGGAGTTTTAAGTATTCTAGTGATGCTTGAAGCAATTGTTGAGTTATAACGCACCTTTATCCTTGGTTTTTTGCAATTTTGCCAAAATAAAATATTTAAAACTATATAGCAAATTGAATTTACTCAACTTTTTTACTTAGATAGTCTTTGATGATTGCCCTAATGAGTGCTGAAACTGTAGTATTTTCTGAAATGGCGACCTGCTTTAACTCTAAAATATCTTTTATAGTAAATCTTATATTGCCGAAATTTATCAATCTCTTATCATAATCTTTTATTTTTCTACTCATCAAATCCACCTCTTACCTGGTTTCTCTATGATTTTAAAGCGTTTTTGATTTTTATGTCCTATGTTTTCTTTTAACGCTGCAAAATTTGGATTAAGTATGCTAATTGCTGCAAGATTATAAACTGTATAATCTAGTGCTTCGTTCCTTGCTCTAATTGGCTTCCACTCCATTACTGGGCGACCTTTTTTAAGTGTCATTACTAGCTTTTCGCTTGTAAGCATTAAGAAGTATTTTTCATCAAAAGTTTTATTAAAATGCATATAACCCTCTCCAAATTCACTAAGCTTAAGCCTTGAATAAATTAGCTCTTTGGCCGTATCTGTGCCTATAGTAAAAAGCTTCACACCTAGCTTATTACTAGTACTTGGCCTGCTTATAATAGGGCGCCCCGCTACGCTAGAGCCTTTTATAGCAAATACTCTATCAAAACTTCTTAGCTTGCAAAACTTATATACTTGATCAGTAAAGTGTCCACCACTATCTATGCAAGTGCAACTTACTTTTAGTTTTATACCATCTTGTCTTTCATATAAAGCTTTGATAATGTTATCTAGGTCTTGCCAAACTTGTTTTTGAGATGGAGAGCCCTCAATACTAAAACTTTTTACGCCCCAACTCTCAAAGCCAACGCCCCAAGCTTTTATCTCGCCTTCGAGTCTATCGTCTTGCGTATCCACACCACAAGTAAGGATTAACGCTTCATTTGGGATTAGCTCATAATCTTCACGCCTATTAAGTAGCTCACTCTCTTCTATTCTTTGCCCCGGGTCTTCTTCCCACGTTTCACCCAAACTGGTATTGATAAAAGTTTTTAGAGTATGGACACTCTTTTTAGCTTCTAAAAAGTTGCTTACCATATCACCCATACTCACCCATGGGCTATAAAGCTCATTTAACCAAAATCCAGCTACGCCATCACTTACGCTAGTAGCTTGCCACTTGCCTTTGCTTATGGCCTCTTTTTTTTCTATATCATTCCACAAAGCCCCACACTTACAGCACGTATATCTAGCCGTGCTTGGCTGATTTTTTTCATATACAACGTTTTGCCAAGCCAATACTTGAAACTCTTTACAAAGTTGGCAAGGCACATAAAATTTACGCATATCCGATCCTTCATAAGCTTGCTCTATGCGTGAAATGCCTTTTATAGTTGGGGTTGAAGTAAGCATTCTTTTTTTATTCCAAAAAGTCGTGGTTCTTTTGAATGCCAAATTTACGGGGTCTCCCTCGCTTCCTGCACTTGGTGGATAGCGATCTACTTCATCGCAAAGCACTACTCTAACTGGGCGTGAAGCAAGACTTGCGGGGCTATTTGCTCCAGCCATTGTAATGTGTCCGCCTTGGAATGTTTTGTGCAAAATAGTGTTACCACTATCTTTTGATTTTGCGTCGCTGACTTTGGAAGTGATGGCGGTAGTATCGCGCACCATTGGGGCTAATCTATCTTTTGAAAATGCCGTTGCCATCTCCAAAGTAGGCTGAAGTAAAAGCATAGGGCTTGGATCTTGGTCAATAAAATAGCCAATGATATTTAAAAGTGCTTCGGTCTTGCCTACTTGAGCCGAACTCATCCAAACAACAGTGTGAATAGCTGGATCACTAAAAGCGTCCATAATACCACGTTGATACTCTGCAATACTTGTATTCCACTTGCCACTTATCGCACTTGCTTCACTTGATAAGATGCGATACTCATCAGCCCATTGTGAGACGTTAAGCTTTTTTGGTGGGATTAGAGCTTTTAGGATTTGGCTTATCATAGCTTATCTCCGGCGTGGCTAAGCTCTTCAAGTGCGTCATATATGGCATCGCTTAGCTTGGTTTGAATTTGGGCTTCGCTTTTATGGGCTAAAAGTGGAGCCAGTGAGTTTGGCAAGCTTAAAAGCTTAGTTTTGGCTATAGTGTAGGCTTTAGCGACGTTATTTATAGCGTCTTGCTTGTTGATAAGCTCTTTGATATCTTGAAGATGCTTTAGCTCTTGGTTTTTACCACGCCAAAACGTATCTATGATCTGGACTGCTTGGGATGAGTTTTTGGCAGTAGATAGATAGCTTGCTAAAAGTTGTTTGTTGGCTTCATTATAGAGGCTGATATTGTCTTTTATCTCCTTTGGCGTGTTTTGGTCTATTTGGGATTGCTGGGTTGGCTCGGGTAAATTTGGCTGGGCGATTTGCTGGGTTGGCTGGGGTTGGGTTGGGGTTGGCTGTGACTTTTTGTTTTGTGAGTTTGAAAGACGTTGGGGCTCACGTGTTGGATTTTGCCTATCGTAAAAATGCGAGATTGATTTTTTGCGCAGCAATTTACCTTCGCTTATGCAATTGTCAAATTCACCATTTTTAATTAATTTTGAAATATAAGCTTTGCTCACTCCAACCTCACGAGAAAGCTCAGTTTGAGTTATAAATTTACTTTCCATTTTAACCTTTTACCTCTATTTTTTATCAAATTTATTTAGTTAACCAAACTTATCAAATAACCATTTAACCGCTATCTAATCATATTTTATTTTTTTTAAAAAGTTAACCAAGTCAAAAATCCCTATATCTAAAACTTTTTCGGGCTCGCAAGCACCCTTATTTACTATTAACTTACAAGTACCTTTTTAAACGCCCTTGTATTCATCGTTTCACACGATTATTAAAAAAGTAAATGAAAACTTAAAAAATAATCCGTCATCTTATATTGTTTTTATATAAAACAAACATCTATAATAAATACCCATAGTATGAGCATTTAAAACTATTTAGTGTTATAATTATTTTAAGCTTAATTTATAGCTTATTTATAGCCAACCCTTTAAACCTTATAAATATAAAAATCAAAGTTACTTTCTAACCTCTTACTAAACTCATCAACTACCATTTTATCAGCGTTTGATACGATTTCTTTGGTTAACATTTGTGCTGGGCTTAAGGTTTGGACTGGTTTTACATCTTGAGTTTTGCCTATTCTTGTAAGAACTGCTCCATTTTTTGCAGTAAATGTAGGCCCTTTAAATACCTTTCTTCCAGTCTCTTTTTTAATATAAACACTCATTTTTCCTTTTTTCTTTAGTTTCTTAGCTCCAAATCTCATAGCATTAAATCTTGTCCCCCTTACTGCTATCTCATACACCATTTCGCTGCCACTAGCCCTCTTAAACTTCATAAAGGCTTTAAATTCATTTGCCTTGATGTTATAGCTCTGTCTAACTTCTTTTGTTATCTGTGTTCTTGCCTTATCTCCTAAATCGTTAAGCGTCCTTATGGTTGCCTTTTTTAAGATGTCAGGATTAAGCTTTGCCAATACTTTATTCAACCCTTTTAATTCAACCATTATTGTTCCTTATATAAATTTAGTGCGTGTTGTTTGTAGTTGTTTGGCATTAGGTGTGTATAACGTCTAGAGTGACCTATATTTGCATGATTGAGCAAAACTTTTATCGCTAGCATATCAACTCCTTTTAGAGCTAAATTAGACGCAAAAGTATGCCTAAGTGTATGCAAAACAACACGGTTTTTTCTATCATTTTTTAGCAGTCCATCGTTAAATCTATCAAGATACCCGCTGACCTTGTTATAAATTTGATTATAATTTAGTTTGATTAATCTCTCGCCATTCTTCTTTTTAGCTAAAAACACGCTTAAAAACTCTTTTAGCTCATCACTAAAATACCCAACATAAGTATTATTTCTTTTAAAATCCTTTAACATTACTTCGTTTTTTTTCAAATTTATATCTTGCTTTTTAATGTTTAAGATACTATTTGCTCTAGCTCCAGTGTCTAAACCAAATTTAATAAATATCCATGCTATTTTGTCATCCTTGCACGATGCCAAAAGCTCCCCGCACTCGCTTAAGCTTAGATATCTTCTGCGTTCATTATCTACTTTTAGCATTCTAGCTTTAGCTATTTGATTGTATGCTAGTATCTCGTTTTCTACCGCGAAATTCATCACACGCTTAAGCAGTGACACATAAGCATTAACACTAGCTTCAGAGCAACCTTGTGAACGTTTGAGCCTTTGAAATCTGCTTATATCCATTAGCCTTATTTCAGCGATACTCTCACGCCCAAAGATTGGCTTTATATGCTTTGCGTATTGAAGCTTGATAGAGCGGATACTCTTAGCGGTGCTTGAGCCAAGATACATACTCATTAGCTCATCTACACTAGTTTGATTTGATATTTTTCTTGTTATATCTTTGCCATGTCGCTGTCTTGAAATGATTTGATTACGCAAAGCATTTGCTTTTAGCTCACTTATGCCTTCGCTTTTTTTGCCGACTTTTTTGAGCTGGTTTTGGCGACCTATTTTATAGCTTATGTAGTAAGTTATATCTCCGTTTTTAAGCTCATATAACTGAACTCTACTTCCGAAGTGTGCGGAATTTATCACGTTTAACCTTTACTTTTGAGTTATCATAGACAAAGCCATAGATTGTAGCTTCCACCCTTTTATCTAAGGCTTTTTTTACTATTTTTAGCCACATATTCCATTTCCTAGCTCATTTAATTCACCAACTAGCTCCATTCTTTTTTGTTTCAAGTTTAAAAGCTTGTTTTCTAGCTCTTTTATCTCTTTGCTTGCCATGTCTATCTTGGTGCGATACCAACCCTTATCACATTTGACGCACTCCATGCGGCTTCTTTTTTCGATATTTGCTCTGATTTGGCTTAGTTCATTCATAGCATCTCTCCTCGTAAGTCTTTGCCCCTAAACTCGATCATTTGCAAGTCATTATCTTTTAGTCTGCTAGTTATTCTACGAAATTCATCATTTTTCAACACACTCAATTGAGATTTTTCAAGATTGCCACAAAAGATTATATTTGCCCCGTTTGAATACGCTTTGTCAGTGATAGCATCAAGTATTCTTACTCTTTTATTCAAAATCAGCATTTGGATTTCATCGATTATCACGATAGCTTTGCCCTCTATCTTGTCTATCACGCCACCTAGTCTGTAGTCATCATCACGCATTAGATCTAACTCATTTGCGCTAAGATATATCGGGGCTTTCCCCACGTTTGCTTTGACTATCTGAGTGCAAAATAGCGTTTTGCCAGTGCCAATCCCACCAAAAATAAATAGATTTTTATTCAGTGGCATTTCAAGATATTTTTTGTACTTTGCGATATCTCCCACGTTTACATCAGCCTTAGCGTTTAGATAGCGTTTTGGTAGATTTGAAAACTGCTCTAAATACTTGATCTGATATTGCATTTGCTCGTTTTTAGCCCTTTCTTGCTCTTCTCTCAGCGCTTTAGCTTTTCTTAGCTCTCTTGCTTCTTTGCACTTTGGGCAAGGCTCAACAAGCCCAAGCATCGCAAAGCTTTTGCCCTCATACTCAAGATTATGCATTTCGCAGTGTAGTCTCATCTTTTACTCCTCGTAATTGCTTGCTTCTTCGATTTTAGCATCTAGCCAGTCGCTATGATCTGTTGAGTGCTTGTAGCATTCGTTGAGAGCTTGCTGGTTACTTGATTTTTGATATGACTTCACTTCAAAAAGTCCAGCCCAGTTATTTTGTATGCTCTGATTAACCATATCTTGCTGTATCTTTGGCTCAAATTTACTCAGCGTATTTGCACTTAGTGTCTTGCCTTTGTCTGAATAGTTTTTGCCTTTATACTCGCACCACTCCGTAAAAGCTTTATGATTTAGATTCGGATATTTGCTTATGTCAAATTTAGAGGTTGATTGATTTTTACTGAGCGCCCAATTTTCTTTTTTATTTTTTTCTTTGGTTACTTGATGGTTAATTGACGGTTCATTGGTGGTTATATTTAAAAGGGGTGAAGTAGCTTCACTACCCCCTGAAATGATTTCACTACCTACTGAAGTAGCTTCACTACCCCCTGAAATGATTTCACTAGTGTTTTTTAAAGTGATGTAATACTCATTTGAAGTAAGCGAACCATCATGTCTTTGTCTTTGATTTTTGGCTATGTATTTGCACTCTTCTAGCTCTCTTAAAGCCGTATACACGCTTCTTATACTGATGTTTGCTTTTTGTGCTATTTTTGATATGCTTGGATAACAGTATCCATCATCATTAGCACAATCAGCCAATGCTAAAAGCACATTTTTATGGCTTATTTTTACAAAGTTCATATCCCAAACTTCACTCATTATTTTTATACTCATCTTTTAACCTTTCAGTTAAGTCCTTTTTGGTAAAATCTAGTCGCCAAACTAAGAAATCCACCCAAAAGGACTTAAATGGAAGATAAAGAAATCGCACTTGAACTAACCAAACTCATATCACAAGACATCATAAAAGCCATTATCAAAAGGCAAGACTGGAATTCTAAAAATCCAGTCCAAGACATTGCCTCCAAAACGGCAGACACCTACAAAGTCATACTAAAAACTTTGCAAGAAACCAAGGATTAGAAGCTTCATCTAAGCAATGCTTTTTTCGCATTCGCTTTGTAAGTCGTAGTTAAAATACGCATTCAACGATCTTAAAAGCTTAGTTTGGTAACCCATATATCTAGGATATTTTTCTATTATTTGAATTAAGCTATCAAGGTCTTTTCTAATCTCCTCTATAAACTCATCTTCGCTAATCTCAACCCCTGCTGTTTTCATTTTTTAGCCTTTTTTATTTTGATACTCTAAAATATCTATAAAAGAGCCTTTTATGTTATAATTGGTTCGCAAAAACAAAATCAAACAAAAAGGCTCATCTATGGATATCAATCCATTCAAAAATCTTAACTTCGATAGGTGGGTCAACGTGCTTTTAGTCGCAACTTTTATCATCTTTTCATATGCTCTACTTTTCCCAGTGCAGATACTTACCAATGAGCTTATAGCTCTTAGTAGTCTTGGTGTGTTTTTTATCTTGTTATCACGCATGGCGATGACTTTTATACGACTTCATCAAAAACAAAATATAGTGATAGAAAAACATTTTTATAGACCTACTATTAGTGGTTTTGTGCTTCTAAGCGTAGGTGTATTGCTCATCATAACTGCTTTTTGGCGTTTCTTTTTTTAGGTTCATTTTTTAGCCCTTTCTTTCTCTTGTTTTAGCTCTTCTTTGGCTTCTTGCTCGCTTATCCAGCCCCTTATATCTAGCCACGCTTCAAAAGGGATTTTATGTCTTAGGTATAAAATCTCAGCCATTTTATAGCTTGGCTTGTTTGGATTTTTAAGTTTGAGCATATGCTTTGCACTATCTAGTGTGTAGTGTTCCAATAAAATTTGTTTTAATTTTTTGTAATTCATGGTGTAAGTGTAACTAATTATCACTTAAAATAAACTTTAAAAAGTGATATAAATTATCTCTAATAGTTGCCGATTTTTTAGATATAATAGTGTTAAATATTTACACTATCTAAAAGGTAAAATTATGAAAAAAGCACCATTTAATTATTTATTAGCAAAAGAAAAAATGAAAGAATTAAATTTAAAACAACAAGATTTAGCTAATTATTTAACCGATAATGGAGTTCAGACAAGTGTCGATACCGTAAAATTTTGGTTTAGAAACAATGAAAAAAGAGTTAATCCAGAATGGCACAAAATTGAATTAATAGAAGATTTTTTAAAATTGGGAAGATATGGGCTTATAAAAGGTTCTGATAGTAAAATAGAGGAAAAAGACAATTCCAAACAAATACCAATACTTGATATGGTAGCTGGTTTTGGCACAGAGGGATATCTTGATGCTGATTTTTCTAGCTCACACTCTATCGCTTTGCCTAATGAATTTCTTGGCAATATTTATCCAAAATACGCTAGAGTGATTAGGTGCTTAGGTGATAGTATGATACCTGAATTTGAAAATGGAGATTACTTGCTTATAGAAATGCTTGGAGGTAGAGATTTTATAAAAAGAGCAGGTATTTATTTGGTCAGAGTTGGGGACATAGTTTATATAAAACGTGTAGAATTTTTGCCAAATGGAGATGCCAAATTAATAAGTATAAACCAATCTTATGGTGTCATGCAACCGATTAAGGATTATGGGCTAGATTATGAAATACTTGGAGCTGTATATGGAAAAATATCTATCAAAATAGGAACTGGATTCCAGTTTGATAATCAAGGTATCAAGTAGCTTACGCTGAGCGTCTTATATCGCTAGTTTTTAGCATACTTTCTATGCTTAGATGATAGTCTAGGCTCTCCCACTCGATACCTGTCTTATCGCAGATAAACTTATAATTATTTAACTCTTTGATGCTTGCATTAAGTAGCTCTGTATACCATACTAAAGGCGTGAGAATTATTCTGCCATCTTCTAGCTCTACGCTTAGATATTCGTTTGCGAAGCTTACTTTTTTACCTTTTACTAAAGTATTCATCCCATCCCCTTATGAAGTTTTCTTGGTTTTGCCTTACGCACTCTATGACAAATTTCATATCTTTTGGTTTAAAAGTGCTGTTTACTACGCTCAAATCATCTAAATTTATCTTCGCATATCTATCATCTTTTAGCACGTGTATATGCCTTGGATCATGTTCATTGGCATAAAAGAAAAATCTAAATCCATTTATATTTAAAAGCGTAGGCATTAGACCCCTTGTGTTTTATAGCTCTAATTATATCTATTTTACCAAAATTTATATAAAAATAAATATAATTTACCCTAGATGAGCTTGTAGCCTTTTAGTTTCATAATATTCTTCAGCGACAATAGTTGTCTTAAAATCATAGTCATCTTTGATTATCTCATTTAGAGCTGTTTTGATTTCATCTAAAGAAATTTTAAAAAATTCTTTTCTAAAGTTTACAGCATTTACCCTATTTTTTGCAAAGTATTTATGTAGTTGGTTTTCAACGCTAGGCGCATCATCGCATGCTATGATAGCATGAACATCAAAGCCAAATGGCACACTTGCATCCCCAAGCTCCCTAACCCTATCCATAGGCTCTAGTCTTCTTGTCATGCCTATCTTATATACATCATCGCCAAAACTGCCAATATTACTAATTATATAAACATATCCTTTTCTAGTTTGTTCCGCCATGCTGATAGCTCTTTGACTTGCCTCTTTTGCTTGGGCTAATTGCCTTTCTAATTCCTCTATTCTAGCCTTAGCAACCTCTTTATCATTTGAAAATTCCAACTCTCTTTTAGCTCTTTCTAATAACTTTTGGTATATATCCTCTTCTTTTTTAGCGTTATCTATAGCTTTTTGATACTCTAAATTTGCCTTTTGCTCTTCTCTCATTTGTTCTTTGAGTAATTTTTGTTCTTCTTGCTCTTCTTGTTTTTTTAGCTTGTATTGATACATTAATTCGCATTCTTGCATTTTTAGTTTTACATATTTGTCATCAAAGCCTATTTCTAAAGTCAAAGATAGATTTTCTACATCACTAGCCAATTTAGAAATTTGTTCTAATGTTCTAGTAAAATTTGATGGAGTAGTCTTAGCGATCAACATATCACATTCGATATTGTAAGTTCTTAGCATTAGCTTTATAGTGTTTGAAAATATCTGCTTTTCAAGCTTTGTAAAATTCGTTATTAGATTATCTTCTGGGTATGTTAGGGCTATTTTATCGACTATCATTTCTTTTTGTTTTTGGCGTATGTTCTTTATCTCTATACTAAATCTATCTGATGTATCATACAAATACTCTGGCATCTCATAGTGTCCATATGAGACCAGTTCATCTATCCTAGAGTATAGATCATCAGTTGAGACTAACTCACTTATATGCTCATTTAGTTTGTCTTTTTCTTCATTGTATTTTTTTAGATCATTTTGTAAAATCTCTATGCTATGACTTAGCTCTTTTTCTTTATTCAATAAACTTATTATTTCAGTATTCTCAGTTTTTATTTTTTCATTGATTTCTGAATTTGATTTTATTTCACTCTTTTGATTTTCTATGTCTTCTTGATTTTTTTGCAAAGTGTCTATTTGAGTTTTGATCATTAAATTTTGTTTTTCTATCGTTGCTTTATTAGCAGTTGATAACGTAGCGATACCTATTTTCTTTGCAAAAAGTTTTTTTGCGAAAAAATACGTTATAAGACAAGGCAAGCCAGTAAATATCGCTAAAGCTATTATTATTTCCACCATTTATCCTTTGTTATTTGAAGTTCTTTTTTATGATTGTATCAATTATAGATTTACGCTTTTTTTCTCTATTATCAAACATAGATTTAGATTTTTCAAGCATAGTGTTAAATTTTAGTTTTTGTTTATCTTGTTCTGCTTTTGATTGCTCTTTTTCTATTCTTAATTTCTCTTTGATTATTCTTTGTTCTTCTTTTATATAGTTCTTATATGATCTATTTTGTTCGGCTAGTCTTCTATTTGACTCTCTTATGGATGCTTTATTAGCTTTATCAATTGCTTTTAACACTTTTAAAAAACCATTTGCCATTTTTATCCTTGTAAAGTAGATAAACATATTCTAAATTACAAAATTATATCTTTTTACTTTTAAATTTAACCTTTATAAACAAAATTAAACCCAAATAAATCATTTATTTTTAAAAAGTGTAAAACATTATCACTAAATTAAGTTTTAATTAAGTGATAATTAGTTACACTTACACCATCAAAACAAAAAGAGCTTAGCTCAAAGAGTTTTGATAGGCTGGATAGCTTTTAGCTTTGACCGACAGTGCCTTAAACTGGTTTTAATCGGAAGCAAGATGAACGGCAACGCTCTTTAAGAGTAGGACTTGAATAAACAACCGACTGGAATTAATTTATTTTGACAACCCTACACGTGTTCTTTTTTTATTTGGTGAGCTCCTAAATTTGTTTGTGTAGGGCTATCAAAGTAAATTTAAAGGGTTTATATGTTTTATATTGTTATTGCCACCATTTGGGCGTTATGTATATTTGGATTGTATTATCAAAAAAGGTTTAAAAATGAGCTATAAAGAATTTAAAAAATACAAAAGAATGATAACAAAAAATATGAGCGTAAAAGAGTTTGTAAATTTGATAAAGGAGATAAGATGAAAGATAGACTAAACACACAAAGACAAAATATAAAAAATGAACTCTTAACCAAAGGAAGCATAAGCCGCAATAGATGCTTACAAAATTACATAAGTAGGTTAAGCGGTCATATATTTGCGATAAAAGAACAAAATCCAAACTGGAAGATAGAAGCTAGGAAAGAAGAAAACACATACGGTGAAGATTATATTTATATCTTAGCAAATAGAACTCAAATACTTAAAGAACTAAGAGCATAGTATGATAAATCAAGATGAGAGATTTAAAGAAATAGTTTTTAGTTATAGCAAAGAAATAGATAAAACGATCTCCAAAATATACACTCAGCTTAAATTTGAAGATATTTATCCAGATGAAACTAAGCTAAAGACTATGCTGAATTTTATGGTTGAGTTTAACCTAAAAAGTGAGATAAAAAAATGGAAGTAAATAAAGAAAAGCAAACGATAATAGCACTCATAAGCTCAAGTCACAAAAGACTAAATGAGACTATAGATACGCTTGATGAGTGCGGCGATGATGAAGATGAGATTATAGAAGTCTTGCCAAGCGTGAAAACAGATTTGAAAGAAGTTGCCAAAGTGCTAAATAGCCTCTTAAATGGCGGATACAAAATAGATTAAGGATAAAAAATGAATATAGGATATTTCAAACACTGCACATACAAAAATGCAAACGGAGATGAAATAGGTTTTACTGGTGGGATTATAAATATGCCACTTTGCAGACCTTTACAAGTCGCACTCATATCGCCAAAAGAAAACAAAGAAAACTCTCCAGCGTTTTTAATAGCGTTGCAAAAGCCAAAAGGTTATGAGGGTAGCAGACAGATCATCGGCTCACTTTGGGCCAAACAAAGTGATAGTGGTAAAGCTTATTTTAGTGGCTACATAGAAAGCCCGCTTTTAGCAAATTTTAAAATGTATTTAGCGATGTTTGCCCCAATAGAGCAAGGTTCAAATTTGATGTTTGAGCTAGTGTGGAACGCACCAAAGCCAAGAAATGAAAGCTTTGTGCCACAAGCAAACACCAGCATAGAAGAAGACGCTAGTAACTACACAGATGAAACGATACCGTTTTAAGGAGTGAAATATGACAAAAGAAAATTTAGTAGAGATTGAAAAAAATTTAAAGGTTTGGCGTGATGAACGTCATATAACAAGACAAATGCAACAAGATAGCTATTTGATACTAATGCTTGAAGAATTAAAAGAGTACGAAATTGCTCTTAAAAATAACGATATAAACGAGCAAATAGATGCGCTTTGTGATATGGCAGTAGTTACGATGAATGCTTTAGATATAGATATAAAAGAGTGTTTATATGCTATGAATTACTATATATACGGAGAAAAAATTAATACATATTGCTTTTTTGAATACTTAGCATTTATTCCAAATGAGATTGAATTTAAATTAAAATACCCTAAATGTGCTTCTAGGCTAGTATCCATGTGGTTTGGAAATTTGGTATATCTTGGATATAGCCCATACCTTTGTATGCTTGAAACTATTAAAGAAATAAGCTCTCGCAAAGGCTCGTACGATGAAACAATAGGCAAATGGACTAAGGATAAAAATCAAGATCCAAATACGCTCTATAAAGCTGATTATAATAAATGCAAAGTGAAAGGAAAGGAATGAGAGAAATTAAATTTAAAGCTTTAATAAAAACAACATATATTTTAATATTTTAAATATGCAACTAAGTAATTTTAAATTTGGCTTTTGGTAAAATCAGTTCAAATTTAAAAGGTTAATTATGCAAAATAATAATTTTTATACATTACATTTTGATTTTGACACCGAAAGCGGAGCTAATTTTTTCAAGAACGTATCAAGTTTTATCTCTAGTATAGATGAGCTAAATAATGTACTATGTAGCTATATAGACCAGGAAATAAGCACAAAAGTAATCTTAGAACACGTAGAAAATGGCTCGTTAAGAGCAAGGGTGCGAGATGTATTAAAAAGCATAGATAATGACAAATTAAGGAATTACGTGAAAGACCCTAGAGACGCTATAGCCGACTTTTTAATAATGGCAAAAGATAAGCTCATTGTTTGGCTAGATGATGTACCAAAACAGCTACCAAATAGAGCAAATGAGATAGTTTGCGAAATTTTAGAAGCTACAAATTTAAAGCCTTGTGGCTATAAAAATAACGAAACAGCACTACTTAGGGCACTCTCAAACTTATCCCAAAGCACGAAAGGATTTAACATGCCACCACGCATAAATTTAAATGGTAACGAAAGAGAAGTAAAAGACAGTTATGAGTTTAGCCCTGATGATGTTGACGGCGTTATCACGCAAAAAAGTCAGTTTCAAGGCTCTTTTATCATCAAAAAGCCTGACCTTGCAGGAGCTAGTAAATGGACGATTATCAATGGCAAAGCAATAGATGTTAAAATTATTGATGAAGAGTGGATAAGCAAGCTAAAAAGCCATGAGATAGCCCTACGTTATGGCGATAGGATAAGCGGAACGCTCATAACCAACTCATTTATCGACAAAGACCTAAATGTTATTGATACGGATTATTTTTTAGATGATATTTTAGGAATTAACTCGTCAAATGAAATAACACAGCCAAATTTGGTTTAAAGGATAGATAATGAGTGATGAAAACATTGTTAAAAAGGTATGCAGTGAGCTTGGAATTACGCAAAAGGAGCTAAGCGAAATTTTGGGCGTTCATATTACGGCAGTTCAAAAATGGGTAGCAAATGCAGAGAATTTACCACTACAAACACAAAAAAGCCTAGGGCTAGTCTTAGAAAACTACAGATTAAAAAGCAAAGCTGAAAAGATAGATAAGATTTTAACCCTAATTGATGAGCTCAAAAAGGGGTAAAGTAATCCTTTACCCCTTTGAATACAGACTATTTCTGTATAAAAAATAAAATTTTAAAGATTATTTCTATAAAATACCTTGACAAATAAATATATATTCTATATAATAACGCTATCAATACAGAATTATTCTGTAAAGTTATTTAAAATAGAGTTGTTAAATTTAGTAAGTTGTGGTAAAATATCAAAATGAACGAAGTGATAAAAAACATAGGCTTAGGTATCTTTGTAAACGGTGCCTTTGCTTGGCAGTTTGCAGGTGCTCCCTTAGAGGGTGCTTTGGCAGTGGTTGAGGGCATTATCATAATGTACGTCGCCACCAAACTAAAAAAAAGGAGTAAAGACAATGAGTAACCTTTTTTTAATTCTCTCTACGGCTTTAACCATAGGTTGCATTATAGCCTATATAAAAGCTTATAAAAAAGATAAAAAACACCAACACTAACTAAATTTTAACGCTCTACTTTAAGGTAAAAATTAAAATGGAGCGTTATTATGCAACTTACAAACTAAACATTATTAACAGCACAAATTTGCTATAATACAAGTCAAATTTAAAAGGATTAAAATGAGTGATGAAAACATAGTTAAAAAGGTATGTAAAGAGCTAAATTTAACCTATAAACAGCTCGGCGAGTTGATAGGGTATAGTGAAAGTGCGATTAAAAACGCAGGAGTAAATGAAGCTAGTGATCCGATGAAAAAAGCTATAAATATGTATCTTGAAATCTTAGAATTAAAAAAACAACTACAAGTTAGCCAAAACTTTAAAAACAATCTAAAAGACTTTTTAAAGGACTAATTAAAAATAATTAGTCCTAATTTATACTATAAAATCAAAAAAAAATACTAATTTTATACTTTTCCCCTTGACTTATAGTTTTATTTTAGCTATAATTACAATATCAAAGAACAAATAAGGACTTTGAAATAAAACAAAGGAGTAAAAGATGTCAGCGAGTGAAGTTCTAGAATTCATTACCGCTTTAATCTGCTTGATAACGGCAATTATCCAAGCAAGAAACAAAGACTAAGCTAGGGGGCGAAAGCCCCTGGTCTTGTTCGACATCTTTTACCTTTGGAATTATAGCATAAAGGAGCTAGTATGTTAGATATTATAGTGCTTGTTATCGCCACATTGGTCTTAGGACTTAGTATTAAGGTTTATAGACTTGAAAAAGCGATTAAGGAGCTTAAAAAATGAGTGCTTTAATCCCTATAAATGACGTAAATGTGTGCTTTAAAGTAGTTGATGACAAGGTATTTTGCGATACCTTGCATCTTGCTAAAGTCTTTGGCAAGAACCATCACAATATTTTACAAGCTATTAAGAATTTAGCAAACGATGATTTTAAATCATTAAATTTTAAAGAAAGTGTTTATATAAATTTACAAAACAAACGCCAACCTTGCTACAACCTTACCCGTGATGGCTTTTCATTGCTTGTTATGGGATTTACTGGAGCTAAAGCGTATCGCTGGAAGATAGAGTTTATCAAGGCTTTTAATGCTATGGAAGCCAAACTCAACCACCTTAAACACATCGAGCAAAGCAACCGCATAGCTAATCTACAAGCTATCCAAATATCTCAAGCCAAACACCACGCTAACCAGCTAAACGGGTATAAAAGCACGTTTGCTAAACAAAAATCAAAGCTAGAAGTTTTAAAAGCTGAACTTGTGATAGCAAATGATAAAGCTAAAAATCCAGATATAAAGAGCAATGATGAACTCAAAAAAAGATTAGAGCATTTAGTCAAATGCACTACAGTTGATGCAGTATGCAAAGCTTTAAGACAAAGTGAGAAAGATATCATAGATAGAGCTTTAAAAATAGCCACTGATGATTTTATGTCAAATTTACATTTATTGAAAGGATGAAATATGAGCGACTACATAAAAGAAAAAATGCTTGGTAAAGAAACCCAAGCCATAAGCGAGATTTTGAGCCACCAAGTTGGTGGCGACCATTATGCAAAAATGACTATCCAGCCAATAGAATTTATTATTGGAAACCAGCTGGATTTTTGCCAAGGTAATATCATCAAGTACATTTGTAGATACAAGGATAAAAACGGCTTAGAAGATTTGCAAAAAGCTAAGCACTATATAGACATCTTAATTGAACAAAACACAAAATAAGGGGGCGATATGGAATTATTTAATGAAAAACAAGCTTTATCTTATCTTGGATATTCAGCTAAAAGCAATATTTTAGCCCAAATGCGCATGAAAAGCAAAAAAGATAAATGGGAATTTGTACCTAGATTCATAACACTAAACGGGCAGATTAGATATCCAAAAGGATGGCTAGATGAGGACCTAGCCCAATATGCTCAAAAGCAAATCAAAAACTAGCGAGTGAGCTTAAAAACTCGCTCCACCACTCAAGCAATCTCAAATGCTCTTTAGAATTAAAATCTCTAAAATAAGCCTTATCTACTTCACTTCCTACTGTATGTAAAAGCACTTCATCAATCACTCTTTTTTCAAACATTCCGCGCTCAACACCACCCACAAACTCTGTCTCCCTTATGGCAAAAGTTGCCATAGTCCCACGTGTCCCGTGCATATGAAAATCATTTATACCAATTCTTTTTAGATTATTTATAAGTGTGGCATCGCTTAGCCTCCAGCCTATTTTTTTAGATTGTTTTAGAGATGGGAAAACCAGCTCATTGTCTTTGGGTTGCCTACTTAAAATCTGTCTTACTTTTGGTGTGAGTGGAAGTCTGGCATTTACTTTTGTTTTATTACTACTTGGGCTAAAATAAATAAAATAATCATCTATCTGATCCCATTTTAGCTCTCTAATTTGGTGTGGGCGTTGAGCCAAAAGCAAACTTAAATAAAACATATTCTTTAGATTATCCCTCATATTGCTATCACGGACTAATTCTATAATTTGCTTCAATCTATCTTTATCATTTATCATTTTTGCGTGTTTAGTAGGTTCTTTTGAATACAATACTCTTATATCATCTATCATCTCAAATATAAAAGCTATGTCACTAATAGCTCCTAAATTTCTAGCAAATTTAAGCATATCACGATACATTGCCAGTATTTTTTTAGCACTCTCAAACCCTAGACCAAGCGTTGCTTTAGTAAGTATTTTTTTATCAACTTCATCTATAAATTTATTGCCCAAAGGCTTTAAAACCCACTTATTTATTCTATTGTTAGCTTTACGCCTTTTTTCTTTATTTGCATCAGTATTGGGCAATTTTACATCTAGCCACGCATTGTAAATTTGGCTAATAGTTTGTTTATTTATATCGTTTTTATTAGCTTCTTTGTATTTTATAGCTAATTCTCTAGCTTCGGCTAAACTTATTTCGTTTATGTCTCCAAGAGTCGCATAGCCCTTTTTTATACGTTTTTTAAAAAGTCTCTTACCAGTAGCAAAACATACTAGATATAAAGAACAACTACTATCTATACTATAAGGCTTAAATTTCATTCCATCGGGGCATTTTAATTTTTTAATTTGAGTAGCAGTCATAACTATCAT